TATACCAACGTATACAAAGTAATGACCCATATTCAACAGATAACGGAGGTTCATTATATATGGGTAGGTCAGGACAACCATTATTTGATATCGAATATACTGAGGTTAATGATTTAGGTGAAACAGGTAGTTTTTATAAAATAACATTACAACAAAGAGTGACTTTGAATCGTTTAAATAATGTTAGTGAATTTATTCAAGATTATTATAAAACAATTAAAGTTGTTGATTTTAACAGTACTCTATCTTGGATTTTAGAATGTATGTTAGGTGTGATTTCAATTCAAGGGGATGTCGGACTTAAACAGGTTGAGGATGTTAGTAAAGTTATGGCTTTTATCCAAAGAATTTTGGGTATATGTTTTGACAATAGAAAAACAATTGATGTTAGTGGTATTTCTAAATTGTCGGAAATTGATGATACGGATAATTCATTCTATGAATTAAACAGTATGGATTTACGTAAAATAGACGAAAGAATCAGTAATATTAAAAACGGTGTTGTTAAGTTTGTGAGTTGTAATGATGTTGCGTTACCATTAGATACTAATACCATATTTGAGGCGTTAGATAATATTACTTTTATTGAAGATGAAAATAAACAAATTGATGCTGCAGACAAATTAACTGATGATATTTCTAACAATCCAGATTGGAATGGGTTTGCTATTGATGGTAATTTAAAGGCCGAATTAGATTTGAATTTTTTAAAGAATATGATAATGGGGTTGGCATTTTCTTTATTCTCACCTAAAATTTTATTACCGTTAGCAATAATGTTAAAGGCTTTAGGTAAATCAATTTTAGAGACTATTAAATCTTTTGCGGATTTTGTTAAGAGATTTGCGACATTTTTTAAAAACGTAGTGTCAAAAATAGCTGCGATTTTTGTTAAAGAATTGTTTAAAGAAATTAAAAAAGATATTCGTAATTTGATTCAATCAATATTAGTGGATTTGGCGAAAGAAAAGTTCGCAAAACAAATTACGGTGATATTAAAATTGATTCAGTTACTTATTACTGTCGGTCAGTTCATTAGAGATTGGAGGGAATGTAAAAGTGTTGTGGATGAAATTTTATGGTTACTCAAAATAGCCACCTCGGCCTGGGGGGCGGGTCGTAATCCAATCTCAGCGGCAAAAAACAATCTTCCATTACCATTATTGTTTGCGGCACAATTATTAGACGGTTATTCTGAAACTAGGTCATTTATTAATACAATTCAGGAATTACAAAAAGTGGGTATTCCAACAGGCCCTATGCCTGACGGTAGTCCTAATTTAACTGTGTTGAGTATATATTCGTCAATAAAAGGCCAAGGTTCTGAAATGACGAATGCTAAAGTACAAGTTGCGATACCACCATTAACTATGACACCGGCAGGATTTACAATACCATCAGCAGGATATGGATTATCAATTTAAAATAAATTATGACTAAAGAAGAAATTGCGAAGAAAACAGTTGATGTGATTAATAACCCATCAGATTCATCTAATAGTGATTTACAATTGGCTATGGATGTGATTAAAAAAGATTTCGAAACGGTTAAAACTGAAATTATTAATTTAACACATCATTTAGATGGTTTAGAGGAAACTTATAATAAAATATTAAAAGTATATAACACAAGAAATGGAGTCAAACAGTAATCCATCACAAAATCAAATTATATTTCCGGGGTTTGTTTGGAAAAATGATGACCCAATGGTGTTGGGTAGACTTAGAGTTATACCTGAAGGTAAAAAATATGAAGATATTATTGGTGCTATTCCTGATTGGAATGAGGAAACCGACCCTTGGACTTCTAAAGACCCTATTATATTTTTACCATTATTACCATTTTTCTTAAATGTTAATCCTAAACCAGATGAATATGTTCATATTATTTATCAAAATAAAGATTTCCCAACTCAAAACCAATTTTATATTTCAGGTGTAATGTCATCACCTATGGCTTCACAATTTGAAAATTATGTTGGAAGTAAACAAGGGTTGTCGTGGGGTGACCGAATAAAACAAACATTATCGTTAAAAGATAATAACAATCAATATCGTAAAAAAGAAAGTGATGGAATATTCCCTCAACCACAAGATAACGCAATTTTAGGTAGAGGGACTTCAGATTTAATATTCAAAGATAATGAAGTTTTATTACGTGCGGGTAAAGTTAAAAAATTAAATCCAAATGTGTTACCTGTTGGTAATCCTAATCGTGCATTTTTACAATTAAGTAGATTTGAACAGAAAAAAATTCAATTACCAAGTGAAGTTCAAGCCAGATTAAAAAAAGAAGTACAGGTAGTTAAAAAAGCTATTATTTGGAATATTTTAAACTTAGATAATCAACAAGATTCATTTACTGGTGATGTTGGTTTATATAACGTTAAACCATCACAAAATGTTAATACAGTTAATTTTACCATTGACAGTATTTTAACATTATCATCTGGTATTGATTATTCAGGACCAACAGAGTCTGTTAGATTTGTAGGTAAAACATATTCTGAAACAATTGGATTAATTAATGATTTTATTAAAGGGGTTATTAACGGGTTTGTTGATTACAAATTACCGGTTAATAACAAACAAAATGTTGCACCTGAAACCACATTTCCGTTAGTTGTAACACCATCAAAAAAAACATTTGAAATTGTTGAGAAATTTAAATCGTATCAAAATCCTGATAACACAGTTAATGTTAATGGACTTAAAGAAGATTCAACTATTGTTACTAATTTTACCAAATTTATGGGAGGTATCACACCTGGATTTTTAAGTATTAAACGAGGTTTTTTTACTGTTTGGGGTGTTAAAGATGGAACACCAATAGTAATACCGCCAACTAAACCTCAATTTGAGGTTGTTAACCTTTTTAAGTTTAGTCAAACTGAGGATGTTACTTATGCAACATTAGGGGCTCAAAAATTATATTTAATTTCTCACGACTCGGATGGACCTAACGGTAAAATATCGTTATCAAATACTTTATACGGCATCCCCCAAGATATGTTTGTGGGTGGATTAGGTAAATCAGGAACTAAAGATAGTATCAATGCGAAAACTTACCCTATGGTAAGAGGTGATAAGTTGATGGAATTATTAACAAAAATTGTGGAATTCTTAGCTGGTCACGTTCACGCAATCTCAACTTTACCACCTGTTCCGATATCATCAGGTAGTGGTCAATCTATAGATGAGATATTTCAAATACTAGCAGATGCAGAAAATCAAGTTCTTAATCAAAATATTAGATTAAATTGATATTTATATGTAAAAGATAAGATGTCAATAAATAATTCGTATTTTAGCAAGAACGACACCATCATATCAAATAGTTATACTAATACAGGTAGAAACCCTGTGACAGAACTATTTTATGGGTCAGTAATAAACACACAATATCCGTATGGTTTTAGTCGTTTTATATTCGACCTTAATTTAGATTTATTAATCGAAAAATACCAAGACGGTACAATTTCTGACCAATGTGGTAATATTACTCACACATTAAGAATGGTTAATACATCTACATTTAATGATTACTTAAATACAAGTACATCACAAGGTAGACAAAGAGCAACCTCATTTGATTTAGTATTGTTTAGAATCCCATCACCTCAATATTGGGATGAAGGTGTTGGTTATGATTTTGCCGATTTATTATATGAAACCACTAATGATAAAAATTATTCAGTAAGACCAACTAATTGGTTTCAGAGAACTACTTTAGATAATTGGAGTCAACAAGGGATTTATAATAATAAAGGTACAGGTGTTGTTAATTATTCAGATTTAACAATTGTTGATACACAACATTTTGAATTTGGAAATGAAAATATAGCATTTGATATGTCAAATGAAATAAACTCAATTCTTGATGGGACTTTAACTAATGTTTCAGGTTGGGGAATTGCATTTAAACCTCAATTAGAAAATCTTACAGGTTTAACTGAAAACTATGAAGTTCAATTCTTTACTAGACATACCCAAACGTTTTACGAACCTTACTTAGAGACATCATACGACGATTTAATAGAAGATGATAGAAATTTATTTACGCTGGGTAAAACTAACAAATTATATTTATATATATATGACGATGGAAATCCAACTAACTTGGATTCTAATCCAACAGTTACTATTAGTGACTCAACAGGTACACCTATACCTGGCTTAACATCATTATCAACTTGTTTGAAAACTAAAGGGGTGTATGAAGTTACAATACCACCGTTAATTGGTTATAAAACACCTTGTACGTTTTTCGATAAATGGTCTAGTCTTTATTTAAATGGATTTCCATTATCTGACATTCAAAATGAATTTACAATTTATCCAACCAAAAATTCAATTCAAATAAGTTCAACATCGTCGGCGGACCCTAAACTATATGGGTTTGATTTCTATGGTTTAAAACAAGATGAAAAAATATTTAACACAGATATTCGTAAAGTTGGGGTAATAATAAAACAAGCATTCTCAACTCAAAAATTATTACAAAAAGTTGACGCTTACTATCGTATATATGTTAGAGAAGGTCAAACGGAGGTTGAGGTTCAAAATTGGACTAAAATTAACCGTACCCCTAATGAATACTATTTTATATTTGATACTAGAGATAAAATACCTAATGAGTATTATGTTGATATGAAAGTAATTAGTAGTGGTGAAATAAACACTTATAAAAAACAAATCAAATTTCAAATAGTTAATATGAAATATTTAGAATAAACTAATATTTATAATAAAAAACATTATAATGGCAAATTTAAGTGCAAACACTCAATCAGAAATATGCGTACACGACTGTAGCGGTAATACTTTAACAGTTATACCACCAAATCCTGTATATAATACAACATCAGGTAATACCGTAACTCAATTAAATATGATTGTATTAGGTGGTCAAAATGGGTTAAACGCATAAGAAATAAAGTATTTTTTAATTAAATGGGGGTTATTAACAACTCCCATTTTTTGTTAACAATTTAACAACTTTTTCTTGGTTGAGTTTATTGAATAGTCTTGTGAAAACCATTATCTTTGTAGTATATAAAAGATACTATGATGAAATATTTTAAACGACTATTTAAACGAATGTACACTAAATACCTAAGATATATTAGGTATACTAGTAACCAAAACCCCGAAACAACTCAAAATGAGAGGATTTGTAAGTCTATCTGTTATAAGATGATAAACAACCCTCACTCTAAGTTTTTAATTGCTCCACTGTCAGGAAAACGTTATATTAAGAATGAAGTTTTAAAAGTTTTTATTATTTTAGATGATAAAAAAATTACAATAACAAATCATATATATCATTACGACGTTCTTTTAAATCAAAGAGATTTTGATAGAATGACACATATGTATGATAATAAAACCGAAGAAATTAGAAATCAATTTGAAAATGAAATGATGTCCCAAATTATGGTGTCATTATCGACAATCCTACATAAAATATCTGAGAAGATATAAAAGAAAACCCCACTGTTTAGATGGGGTTTTTTATTTCTTTTATAATTTCTTTAATAATATTTAATAATTGATTTTCGGTTAATCTAATTATTTTTTTATTTGAGTCATTACTTTCATTTATTGTATGTACTTTGTGTTTCTTCTCTTTATAAGAACCATCTTTGTTTTTTTCCCAAACACCTACGGTTCTCTTAATATTATTTTTTGTCGTACTTTTTATTTTCTTATGATTTATTTCGGTATTAACAAATTCAGTAAAAGGTTCTAAATGATTTGATTCCCATTTTTTCATACCTATCTCTAATGGTCCTGTGTATTCACCGGCACTTACAGATGAGTTAGACTCTTTTATTGGTACAATACCTTTTTTATTTTTTCCTTTTGGGTATTGATTAATAACATTACCATCTTCATCACTAAATGTTGAATTGGGGTGTTTTTTAATATATTCTGTAACTTTTTTAGCTTGGGACTCAATTTTTTTAATTTGATTTCTTCTTAAATCCATTTTACCGTCATAACTATCATATTGTAGTAAAGGACTATCATAATCAGATAATTCGTCAATAAATGGTGCTAAAATGTTTTTTTTAAATATTCTTAACCCAGGTTGTAATGGTGCCACATAAGAACCCCTACTACCTGAACTATCAGAAGTTGCTTCACTTATATGTTTTTTTTTACTATTCATTATATATAAATATTTGATTATGGAAGAACAAGAAATATATGGTAAATTATTTAATGTAATACCTTTAATGGATGAAAATCATATTGACGTATTATTAAACACTATGACTAAAGAAACTGCGATATATTATTTAACACACGCAGTTAATTTAGCATATCATAATGGGATGTTTTCATTAGGTGAGTCAGAAGTATTATCAAAATCAATTCGTGTGTTGAATAAAGAAGAAACAACCTCATCAGACTCTAATTAAAACTTCTGACCTGCTCCGGGAACTTCTTTAAGATTTTCAGTACCACCTACCACATTACCTTGAACGTTATTTTGTGATGGTGTAATATCGGGTAATTTAATCTTCAATAAAGTCTCAATTTGAGTTTTAACAGTATTTAATAAATTAGGGTTTGCGGTTAAAACATCACCAGCCAATTCTTGAACTTTTGGTAGTATCTCTTCAGGTTTCATTTTTGAAAGGTCAATATTTGCTGCCTTTAATTTATCGGCAATAGCTTTAACTTCAGGGATTTTCATTAATTCATCAATAACATTAACACCTTGTTGAGGTTGAGACCCTTGTGGTGTTGCTGAAACTCCTTTTAATGCAGTAGCAATTGCACTTAAAGTCATTGGACCCAATTTACCGTCAGCGATTCCATTTTTACTAACTTTATGTCCTAAACCAATTAATGTATTTTGAATGTCTATAAGAGTAACAGGTTTTGCTGGTGTTTCTTGTTCAGACAAAACATTTAAATATTGTTGTTTAGTTGATTGTTTGTGTAATCTTAAAATACTTTCTTTTTCAGATTCTGAAATTATAAATTGATTTTTCATATTAATATTATTTTATTATATAAATACTCATAAAATAAAAAAAGGGACTGTGAAGTCCCTTTTAATATAATGAAATTATTGATTATCTCAATTCTCTCAAGTCAAATGTACGAACACCATCAACTGTGATTCTCGCGTAGAAACGGTTATTAACCATTTTCTTAGCGTATCTCGTCATTATACCTTTGATAGGTGTAAAGTTGAATGGGTTATACATTGTTGGAGTTAATTGTAGAGGTACATACGGTGCGTAGATGTATCCTGTGTCTAACAATGATGTTCCTTTATGACCCATCAATACTGTGTTTGGTGGGAAGTAAGGGTCACGATAAACTTGGTAACGACCTGCTAATGTACCAACTCTTTCAATACCCATGTTATATTGGTCTTGCTCAGGAGACGCGTTAGATACGTGGAAGTATTCTAAATCGTCAAAGATTGCAGAAATTTCAGAAGAAACAACAATCCAGTTAGCCCCACCTCTTAATGTAGATTTGTGAATTTGTGCTGATAATTGGTTAATAGCCGTAATCAACGTTTGGTTCCAATCTTTTTGAGTGTAAGAAGTAGTTAAACCGTTAATTCTTCTCCATCCGTTGTAATCCCAACGTAAGTTCCAAGCCGCACCTTTACGTAAGTCACGTAAGATTTCACGGTCAATTTCAGCCGCAACTTGTTCTGACAACAACGCTGTCAATTCAGCCTCAGCATCAATGTTATGGAACGCTGCAACGTCTTGAGCTAACTCAGGAGACCATTGTGCTCTTAGTTTTCTTTCAGTAACAGAAACTGTAACAGATTCTAAATCGAAAGAAACCTCACCGATTTTATCTTCAAATTCTAATTCAGCATATCTTTTATAAACTGCTACGAAAGAACTTGCAGTTGCAGCTGAAGTAATTGTTGTACCTGTGTAACCATCTAAAGTGTCAGCACCACAACCAATACAAGCTGGACAAGATAAATCAACTTCTAAAAAGATGAAACCTTCAGCATCACAAATATCGTAGAATGAACCACCACCTGTGTTTCCTTGTGCAGAACCAAATGAAGTATTTCTTTTTTCACCGTATTGTACGATACCTTTACCGTATTGTTGAGTAACAACTCTATATAATAAAGCCGTATTAGCATCAACCGCACATGCTGAAGACGCAGAAATTGTCAAACCAGAACCTTTAGTAACAACTAAATCAGATAAGAAAGTTTCAGTATCCATTTCTTGACCATCAGGACCGATTAATTTACCAGCACCTACATTAGAGAAACCTGATACTTTAATAATTACTTTTCTTGTAGTAACACCACTATATGTTGCTGATGTTGCATCAACTAAGTTAGAACCATTCCATACTTGAACTAAAGTATTTGCAGTAACTGCTGTAAATTGTCCTTTAGAATAGTCAAATAAACCTGCTGGATTTAAACCTGGTTCAGCACCTTCGTAGAATAAATCATACAAGTTTTGGTTAGCATAAGTACTACCTGCACCGTAACCATCACCAACGTTAGCACCGTTAGGAGCACCTACAGGAGCGAAGTGTTGGTTGTTTGTGTTATATCCTTGGATTTTAGGTACGAAGTAGAACAATTTACCGATAGGTAAGTTCATTGCTTGTACTGATACGATGTCGTTCGCTAATAATTTAGAGAACACACGTCTTACGATTGGGAAAACTACAGTTTCAAACGCTCCGTTTGAACCTTCAGAAGTAGCCTCATTAATTAAGAAAGACGCTTGGTTTTCATATAATTGAGCTACGTTTTCTTTTAAGTGTCCTTTTAAATCGTCTAGGAAACCTAATTTATCCCATTTATTAATAGTGTCTTCTTTGATAACTTTTAAATGTTTCAATCCGATGTTACCAACAAGACCTGATTCTAATAATGCACCCATTTTGTTTTTTTTTATTTGTTTTTAGTTTATTTTTATTTTAATTTACTCATCAAATCTCTCATTCGTAAGAATTGTGGATTTTCATAAGTTTTTGATTCAATTAAGTTAATTGCAGACCCTGTAGAAGGTGAATTGTCAATACTTCTCTCAATTGATTCGTTAATTGGTTTTGAAGAATTATCTTTATTTAATTCTTGTTTTATTGTTTGATATAAGTTTTTAGATTCTTTAATAGTTTCTACAGAATCAAAACGTTTTAAGATGTTGATTTTTTCTTGTTTAGTTGTGGTATGTTCAGTAAACAAACGAGTAGCGTATGCTAAGTTTGAGTTAAACACTGCAACTTCATTCAACTTATCTCTAAATACGTTCAATGCGTTTCTGTATTCGTTATTCTTCTCTCTTAATAAATTTAACTCACCATCAACAGATTCTTTTCTTAGGTGTCTTGGTGCCGCTTTAGGTTTGTCTAAACTATTTTTACCAAATCTTTTACCAGCTCCTAAAGTTCTTGACGCTTCACTTGTTTCACCACCTCTTTTAGTTGATTTTGGTTTAATTTTAAATTCACCATCTAAATTTTCACCATCTTTGTAAGTAAATTTCGCTTTACCTGTTCCAACTGATTTAGGACCTTCTTTCTTCTTAGTGTTAAATCCACCTTCTTGGTTAGGTTTAGAAGAATACTTGAATTTATTTGGTGACCCAAAACCTTTACCTTTAGCTTTGAATGATTTAGATTCATATATGTCTTCCATTTCATCTTCCATATATTCATCTTCATCTAATTCATACTCTTCCATAGATAATTGGTCTTCATCAGTTTCATCTAATTCAAGTTCATACATTAAACTATCTTCTTCTTCAATTTCTTCATTTTCCCATTGGTCAGCAGATGATTGTTCGAAAACTTCATTAAACACGTCATCAACTTTAGATTCGAAATCTTCATCTAAATCATCTTCTTCTTCAAATTCGAAATCAGATTCATAAAATTCTTCTGTCTCGTCAAACTCGTCCATTTCATCTAATTCGTCCATTTCCGATTCTTGTACAATCATATACTCTTTACTTGTTTTTGTATCTTTTAAATTAATGTTACCGTCAGTGTTTTTTGTTACGATTACTTCATCTTCAGGACCCATCAATTGGAATACTTTAAGAACTTCCTCATCGGTAACGTCGTCACCTGTTAAGTCAATTGGTTCTTCATCACCCATATCTTCGTCGTCCATCGGAAATTCATCATCACCCATACTTAGGTTATCATCATCCTCAAGATTATCAACTTCTGCGTCTGATTCCATTTCAGAATCTTCCACATCAGCATCCATTTCAATCTCATCTTCTTCTTCTTGTTCGAATAGAGATTCTTTTACTAAGTCTTTGATTTCTTGCTTCATAGTAGATGCAAGTATTCCCTTTGCGTTTTCTGCAACGGCTTCTTCCAAATTCTTCATTTGGATAAAAGTCTCTTCAACTAATGTTTTTTCTTTTGCCATTTAAAAAAATGTTTCTTTTATTTCTAAATAAATATTAACAAAATCAAAAAAAACTAATTTTTATAATTGACTATGAAAAAAAAATTAACTATTAATAGATTTTTGGTTAAAAAAAAAGGGAAGACTAATGTCTTCCCCTTTAATTTGATATTATTTTTAAGTTAAATTATTCGATAACTTCATCAATTTTACTCTCAACAATTCCCGTGATTCTCCAATCCATAGAATAGTTTTCATAAAGTTTAGTTACTTTGGCCTCAACGTCAGTAGGTGTGTAACCAAGAACTAATTTTTCTTCTCTCATTTTTTTAACTTTACCTGATTCAGTGTCTAATAAATCAGAACTAATTTTTGCTACAAAATATTTTTCTCCTTGTTCCATATTAAATTATTTTATCTATTTCCCAAATAATCGTTCAATTTTTTCATTAAGTCAAGTGATTTGTTTGATGACGGCTCACTTTCTTCTCTGAATTTTTTTTCTTCTTCAATATTTTCTTCAAAATTACCTCTTTCATCAGGATTTAAAAATAAATAAGCTCCCGGTGTTGATGGTGATGAAACTAAGTCAAAACAAATTAACTCGAAGTCATCCTGAACTTCATTTCTTTCACCGACTTTTTTTAATGAACCAACACCTCTTGATGATATACCTAAAGTAACACCTTGTCTAAGATAGTTGGCCGCCATATCACCTTTAGTTGATACAATACCTCTTTCGTGAAAACCTGGACTTGTTAAAAGTTTCAACTTACCCATTAAGATATTACCATCCCACCACACATCAGTGATTATATGTGAAACTCTATCTAAATCTATTAATGAAGATTCAGGGTGATTCAATTCTGATAATGAAACACCCTTATCAATCATTTTTTTATAATTCTCAGATTCTCTTTTTAAAATCCTTTCAGGATATACACGACCATTTCTATTTGGTGTGTCGTATTTTTGTAGAACGGCATAAAACTCAAATGGTTTTGAATGGTCTAAAAAGTTTTTAGACTCCATTATATATTTGTTATGTTCTGTTGTTGGGGAAATATATCCAGCATCTTGTTCGATTAAGATACCTTTACCCGACTCATATGGTTTTAATATTTTTAAATTCATTGTTTCTTTTAACAATAAATATTAAATATTTTCT